GTTACGCTACAGTATCGTCTGATTGGGATGGGGTTTTAGTATGACACGCTACGAAGTTAAAACCCCGCACAAATCTTTCGCTGGCTGCGAAGGCACAATCGAAGAAGCCAAGTCTTACATCGCTGCAATCAAAAAAGCTGGTGTCGAAGTACTGGAAGTCAACTACTTCGATAACGAAGAGCGCGTAGCAAACATTCGCGCTGGCAAATTTTAATTAAAAAAAATGGGAATGTTTTCGACGGTTCATACGTCTACCTAATATAAACTTAGAAAGGGACTACCAAATGGAAAACTATAAAATGCCAACCAATAATCTTGAAGCATTTACGCTGGCACTTCGCATGGCCGTAGAAGCGCCAAACGATGAGCTGTCAAATAAAGCAACCGTAATGGCCGAAATGCTGGCAATCCGCCTGACCACTGAACAGGTCAATAAAGTTAAGGCAACTCTCGAAGCAGAGGCAGCTTAACATCCTGGGATTAAAGGATAATAAAATTATTATGTGAGTTTACTCTCTATGCTACATACCATATGATGTATCTATAAAGAGAATCAGAAAGGATTACAGAATGGCATTTTTTAAAGTAACGCACCTAGCCACAGAGCTAACTGGTACATTTCAAGCTGGAACACAGCGCGGAGCCTGCCTCGAAGCAGCAAACGTATGGGGCAATCAGGTTCGCGGCCAAGGTAGCGAATGGACAGCAGTTAAAGTTAAAGCGCCAAAGAAAGTTGCAGAGCCGCACATTACTAAAATGTATTACATCACATCAACAACTTACAAAAATAGCAACACACCAGAGCATGGGCATGGAGACTACCCAGAGCGCAGACTTTACATATCATGCGCTGTAAAGGCAGACACACGCCGCTTGGCCCAAAACAAAGCCAAGAAGATAAACGCTAACTATAGCTTTAGCGGACAGTTTGGTAACTTTATTTATAGCGAAGATGAAGTAGCATCTCACCTACTTAAAGAATGGGAAGCAGCATAATGACCCGCAACCAAATCATAAAAAAAATCGGCAACCCACACCTCAGTCTTCACGCTGGCAAAGGCTACTTCTATTTTGTTTATGACAAATCAGATCGTGAGTTCGATGAACGTAGTGTCTACACAATGCGTCTTAACGATCTCTCGCTAGATCGCTGGGTCGAAGAAGGAAAAGAACTTTTGAATGAGGTGGGAGCATGACCCGCAACCAACTATCCCGCCAGCTATCATACTGCTTTAGACGTATGGAGTGGGCTGAAACACAAGACTCCCAAGATTACTGGTGGAGAAAAATACAAGACCTTGGCGCAGTAGGTGTGCCAAGTTTAACTCTTAGAAAGGCAGCAGCATGAACAATCCATTAAAAGCATTAAATGTATCAGACTTAGAGATGAACGTGTTGCAAGTTGCGATTGATCACATGGTCGAACACCTTGAGGGTGAACGCTATCTTGAATATTTCGAAGATAAAGATGCCAACCTCAGTCGGTTAGAAGCAGCCAAGCGATTGAAGAGGTGGTTTGCATATCAGCCAACTAATCCTTTGAGCGCCGTCATGCAGATGAAGGAGGCCATGAAATGACCCTAGCCGTATCACACTGCCCCGACTGCAAAAAAAGATTAAAAACCACAAACTCAAGAGAGCATACGAATTATGGCTTCCTCACAATTAGAAGAAGAAGAACATGCGGATTTTGTAATTTTAGAATATCAACAGTCGAGCTGCCACTGGAGTTAGGTAACTCAATATTTGAAGAGGATAAAACATGATAATTAAATCATGGAAGTTTAAAGGCTTCGATCAAGATATGCCCGACTGGGTGCAGGAGAACTCAGGCAAAAGACTGGGTAATCAAAACCTGTTCGTCTACACACAAGAGGGCGAACTGCCCTGCCAGTTAGGCGAGTGGGTCGCAATCAATCTAAGAGGCCACCTCACAATCCATCCAGATAAACCACACGCATCAGTGCTAATGGTGGGCAAAGAAATAGCTGGAGCCATAGCCTTCGCTGTCTTAGTCTTCGCATTTGTTGTAATAATGCTGGCCATGTGATAGCCCAAAGATACTGCTCGATTAGGTCATGCCTGTGACCTCATCATTAACTAGACCCACCCGGCTAGGTTTCGCACTGCAACGGTGGGTCTTTCTTTTTTTAAAGAACAGCACTACATTGTAAAAATAATCACAGCTAACCACTGAAAAGAAAGGTCCAACCGAATGGCACAAGCCAAAACGTCAGTCACACAAAGCTGGCCAGCAACTCAAGTGCAGTTGACAAACACCAACACATTAATCCCATACGCCAGAAATAGCCGCACACATAGCGATGAACAGGTTTCTGAGATTGCCGCTAGTATTAAAGAATGGGGCTTCACAACGCCCGTTCTTATAGACGAAGAAAGCACCCTGATAGCTGGACACGGTAGATTACTCGCAGCGCAAAAGCTGGGGCTGGAACAAATACCAGTGATGACAGCTAAAGGATGGACGGACGCCCAGAAGAAAGCATACGTCATAGCCGATAACAAGCTGGCCCTAAACGCAGGCTGGGACGATGAAATGCTAAAGGTGGAGCTAGGAGAACTGCAAGACCTAGACTTCGACCTATCCCTGACAGGCTTCGGCTTAGACGAAATAGCTAACCTGTTTCCAGAGCCTGATGAAGAAGGCTTGACCGATGAAGACGCCGTGCCAGAAGTTCCGCAGATACCAGTAACCGTCGAAGGCGACGTCTGGGTTATGGGCAAGCACAGGCTTATGTGTGGCGACAGTACGCTGATCGACTCCGTTGATAAATTAATGGACGGTGTAAAGGCAGATATGATTTTTACCGACCCGCCTTATGGAATGAGTTTTTGCAGTGGCAGATCAAGTGAAAAAGGTTCGATAGTAAAAGGCTGGGATGTAATAAAGGGAGATAAAAAAAGAGACTCTGAATTAATTGATATGATCAAAGACGCTATGCTTTTAGCAAAACAAAACACAAAAGATGATGCTGGAATTTATGTGTGCTTTACGTGGAGAACCTATTCAGAGTTCGAGCAGGCTTTAAAAGAATGTGATATTGAAATTAATAACTGCATTGTCTGGGATAAAAAAAGCATTGGTATTGGAAATTCACATTATAGATTTCAGCATGAGTTTATTTTTTACACAAAAGGAAAATGGTGTGGAGACAAAGCTCAATCAGATGTCTGGTCAATGAGTAGAGGCGCAACTTCTAAATATGTTCACCCCACACAAAAACCTGTGGAATTAATCAGTATAGCTTTAGAAAATTCCAGCAAAAGAGAAGATGTAGTTTTAGATGCTTTCGGTGGTTCTGGAAGTTCGCTTATGGCTTGTGAGAAAATAAATCGACATGCCAGACTAATGGAACTCGACCCTAAATACTGCGACGTGATCATCAAGCGCTGGCAGGAATTTACAGGCAAAAAAGCAACGCTTGAAGATACCGACCAGACCTTCGAGGAGCTGAATAATGAACGCCTCGAAGGAAGTTCATCATAATTCAGAATTTATGCTATAAATACATTAAGCAAGAAAACGGTGATTTAAATGCCAAAAGATAAAGTCGAAAGCACAGCAGTAGCAAAGCGCGGCCCTAAAGGTGCGTCTAAACCCCTTACGGATAAAGACTTTCAGAAGCTACTAAACATGGTCAGAATACAATGCACTATGGAAGAATGTTGCAGCGTTTTAGAGATGTCAGACACCACCCTAAACAGACGTTTAAAAGAGATGGACTACAATAATTTTGAAGACCTCTATAAAAGGCACAACGATGAAGGCAGGATGTCTCTGCGGCGTATGCAATGGCAGGCAGCAGAAAAGGGAAACTCTACAATGCTTGTTTGGCTGGGTAAACAATACCTTAACCAAAAAGATAAATCAGAAGTGCATGCAAATATTGAACAGCAACACGTTATAGATTTAACGAGGATACCCGATGACCAACTCGACGCAATTGAGAAAGCATTTAACAGGATTGAAGATAGAACAGGTGAGAGCGGAGAAGTATAAACGCAGCCTTAGTGAGTTTCAGAAAGCAGCGTGGAGTACAATCGAACCGGGGGTGGAATACCAAAGCAACTGGCATCTGGATTGTATCAGCGAACACCTCCAAGCAGTAGTCGAAGGCGATATCCGTCACCTAATAATTAACGTGCCTCCCAGACACTCCAAGTCCATCAGCGTGGCCGTTGCCTTGCCAGCTTGGACTTGGACGCGACAGCCAAGTAAGAAGTTTCTGTACGCATCTTATGCAAGCTCCCTTTCAATTCGAGACGGCACTAAGTGTCGGCGCTTGATCGACAGCCCTTGGTATCAAAATCACTTTGGTGACAAGTTCAAGCTAACCGATGATCAGAATCAGAAACAGCGGTTTGAAAATGACAAGTCAGGTTATCGTATTTCGACATCTGTAGGAGGGGCACTCACTGGGGATGGTGGCGACGTGATATGCATAGACGATCCTCATAATGTTACAGATACTGATAGCTCTAAAGTTAGGGAGGGCGTCCTAGAGTGGTGGGACCAAGCGATGCAAACTCGTCTTAATGACCCTCGCACATCGAGCTTTATTCTGATCATGCAGCGAGTCCACAATGATGACCTAACGGGACATTTGTTGCAAGATATGGGCGATGAGTGGTCGCATCTTTGCCTCCCAGCAAGGTACGAGATCGGGCACCCTACTCCCTCGCGCTCCCCTCTTGGCTTTACCGACCCGCGCACCAAAGAGGGTGAGTTATTGTGGCCCGACAGGTTCGGAGAGAAAGAGCTATCGACCCTAGAGCGCAGCCTTGGTTCCTACGCAGCCGCTGGGCAGCTACAGCAACGTCCTAGCCCCAAAGGTGGTGGTATCCTAAAGGCAAGCTGGTGGGTTCCTTGGGACGGTGACCTTCCAGAAATTGATTATGTGCTGCAATCATGGGACACCGCGTTCGAGGGTAAGGAAAGCTCTAGCTTTAGCGCGCGAACTACTTGGGGCGTGTTTCGCCATAAAGGAGCAATGTGCGCCATGCTGTTAGAAGCGTACTGGGGCAAGCCGTCATATCCAGAGCTGCGAAAACTAGCGCAGGAGGCTTATGAGGAGTGGGAGGCAGACACTGTTCTCATAGAAAAAAAGGCAAGCGGACAAAGCCTTTTGCAAGACTTGCGGATGGCTGGCGTTCCAGTATTGGCATATTCGCCAGATCGTGATAAGGTTGCAAGAGCGCATGCCAGCTCCGCTCTTTTAGAAGACGGAAGAATATACTACCCCTCTGATAAGCGCTGGGCGAAAGATTTAATAGATATTGTGGCTGCTTTTCCAGCGCACCCAAACGATGATATAGTGGACACATGCACCCAAGCGTGGTTAAGATTACGAAAAGGTTGGTTCCTAGAACATAGCACCGATCCAGAAGAAGACGAAATAAACGAACCCAAGAGGATGACGATGTATGGCTGATCCAAAAATTATCCCATTCGCTGAAGGCTTACCAGACGACAGCTTAATGGTTGAGGAGCTTCCTGACGGCGATGTTTTGGTTGGTGACCCAGAGCTAGACATGATGGACGAAGTTGATTCAGCACAATTCGATATTAACCTTGCAGAGACAATCGACGAGAAAGAGCTATCCCGAAAAGCGCGTGAGCTGGTCAGCTTTTACGAGAATGACCGCGAAGCTAGGTCGGAGTGGCTTGAGCGTTATCAGGATGGGCTAAGAACATTAGACCCAGACGGAGGCATGGACGAAGGCGAATCCGAACGTGCCACACGCGGATTGTCTGTTGTTGTACACCCGCTGATTGCGGAAGCTGCCACACAGTTTAACGCCAAGGCAATCGCAGAGCTGTACCCGTCAGGTGGCCCAATCAAGACTGTGATCATTGGCGATCCAGACGAAAAAATAGAAGAGCAGGGTCGCCGCGTCCGTGAGTTTATGAACTACCAAATC